TGAGAACAGGTAGAAACTGAGTTCAAATTATTCGCTAAATGGTATTACATGCTGGGTGAATAAAGTGCTTGACATCTGAGGTATTCTGTGGTAGCCTCTGAGTATGATTCGGACTACCCCCTCTAAACTGGGCAGCAAGCAGCAATCTATAAATGCAATAAAGATACAGAAAGATATTTCGAGGTAACAAAATGAATTCAGACTATTACGCAATCATACTCGCTAAGGTATTCATTCTAATAGTTTTTCTGATGGGAATGACTTCTCTAGTCACTGAGATAATACAAGGAACAATATGATAATTAAATGGATAGGAACGATATGTTTTCTAAGTGCCGCCCTTCTACTGTCATCTAATATAGAGATTTCTCGTTGGGGTTTCATACTCTTTCTATTCGGACATATTACTCTGAGTTATTACTTCTGGTTTAGAAACAAGGACTTACCCATGTTCACACAGAACTTCTTTTTTATTGGTGTGGATGTGTTCGGTATCTATCGTTGGTTCTTTATCTGATGTAGCGTATATTCTCTGTTTATGCGTTATACCGTATAGATACCCCCCCTAAAACTGAGAGACTTTTATTTGCACTTCCCTACATAAAAAAATGGCAGAAAGTGCTTGACATTGTTATCATAACATAGTAGCATATAGTTATAGTGAGAGTTAAAGGAGATACTATGAATTTTGTCGGAACATCGGATGCATATGATGCTTACAAGGCTGCACTGGCAACTGAACAGATGGGGAATGATCTCGCAAACAAATATGCGAACTATGTCAATAAGAAGTTGCGTCAAATCAAACGCAATCGTGTCTCATTGACTGCAACAGATAGTGGTCGTTCTAAAGTCTATCAGAGTGAGTTTGCGGTGCAACGCAAATATCCAGACAGTTCTGCAAACATGAATGAGAAGGATTGTCAGAAGTATTTCAAACGTATTGTGAAGTCTAAGACATATCAGTCACTTGTTCAGAGTGGTGGTAACAAGAACCCTTCTCTGCGTTTCATGAAGGCCTCTGCAAATCCTCGTGTCGCTGGACTTGCAACTCATTGGGAAGTTTCTCTGCGTCCTGGCTGTGGAACAAACAAGTATACGATTATTCATGAACTCGCCCATACCGCTGGGAATATGCATCATGACGTTGGGTTTCGTCAAACCCTATTGAAACTTGTCTCTCGTTTTCTTGGAACGGAAATGGCGAAAGACTTAAAGAAAGAATTCAGAAGTCGCAAACTGAAAATGTCTGTGAGTCAAAACATTAAGTCTCCTCTAAAGTGGTTGGAAGACTATCGGAAAATGGCTGCATTGCGGTCAAAACGGTCAAAAGAGGTCTAAGGGTATGGAAGAATATCGGAATTATTATTTAAGATGTCGTGCTGCGGATTGGTTCTATGACTATAGTGATGATCATCGTGTATGGGAAAAAGGTCGAGAAGAGATTTATGGACTGATGCGTGAGGCTGATAAGGATGATGTAAAACAAAGAATCTATGATGAGTTTAGAAAGTATGTGCGTGGGGAACGTGAACGTCCTACGTCTGAGGAGTTTGGTTATGAGGTTTAAAGATTTGAAATTTAAAGACTTATACGATGGAGTTCAATCTATCGTTAAGTTTGGTGATGACTATGAGTTGTCTGTAGTAAGGCACTCTAGTTCTTATGGGGGTTCACAAGGCCTCTATGAGATTGCAGTGTTTCATAATGATGGTCAGATTGAACTGCAAGGCATCACCAAAGAGGGAGATACCGTTAAAGGGTATCTCACAGAGCAGGAAGTAGATGGGATTCTATTGAAGATGGTAGCCGCTACTGGTGAAGATGGAGTATCTTGTTAATGGGTGGTGACTTCGGACTTGCATGGGACTATCTACTTCCTCTCATTATGCTTGGAGTGTCAATCGGAGTGACACTCTCTGTTGTGTTTGGGTTTGCTAAAATCGGATTAAAGTTTGCTCCCTACATTGTTGTCGGTGCAATGCTTATTTGGTTCTTTTCCTAATCACATATTCATGATAATCCTTATAGAAATTATCACCTATGTGTGATAAGTATTATTGCATAGGATTACTATGCATTTTATAGGAGATGATTATGTGGACTAAACCTACAGCAACAGAAATGAGATTTGGGTTTGAGGTAACAATGTATATCATGAACAGGTAAGTTTTAAGCCTGTAAAGGAATCCTCTTTGTCGGTATAAATACTGCAAAGGGGATTTTTTTATATGGATAACTATTCTTATTTTATGGGTCGTGATGGGTTTGTCTGGTGGCTTGGTGTCGTAGAAGATCGTGATGACCCTCTCGCTGCTGGTAGAGTTCGTGTTCGCTGTCTTGGTTATCACACGGATGATCTAGAAAAGATACCAACTCAAGACCTTCCATGGGCGCATGTTATCATGCCTCCGAATGTTCAGCCTGGAACTCCTCATATGCTTACGCCTGGCATGTGGGTGATTGGTTTCTGGCGAGATCCACAATCCATGCAAGAACCTATTGTCTGGGGGCAAGTGCCAGGCAGTCCAGCAAATGCAGCGGATCCAGCAAAAGGTTTCTCTGATCCTAATTCTCCAGACGCTCCAGATTCTCAAGGCGACAAGTATAAGAAAGAACCAGACTTCGGCCCATACCCTCTACGTCCAGGCGCAGCGGAGATGTCTCGCCTTGCATCCAGTAATGCAATCCTAGAAGAACATCCAGAAATTGCAGAACGTGACGAATCATATACTTCAGAAGTTCCTATCGCAAACGAGAAGATGATTCTTCAGAATGCAGATGATGCTATTAACATACTAAGTTCTGCACCAGTTGATACCGCTGCGACATGGACAGATAAGATTGCAACAAATACTGATACTACCGCAACTACTTGGCAAGAACCTAGAAGCACTGATGATTCTATTCGTGGACAACTTGCGGCTGGTGTGAATCCAGAAACACAAGAAGATAGAGTTCCCCCATATAAAAGACGCAATTCAGAATATCCCTATAACAAAGTTACGGAAACAGAGAGTGGACATATCTTTGAAGTTGATGATACTCCATATGCAGAACGTATCTATGAGAAACATAGAAGCGGAACATACTATGAGATTGATGCTGACGGAAACAAAGTCACTCGTGTAGTTGGACAGAACTATGAGATTATCGCTGGTAATAGTTTCGTCAACGTAAAGGGAGATGTCAATCTTACGATTGATGGTAACTGTAAGACATACATTAAGGGCGATTGGAATATTCAAGTTGATGGAAACAAGAAAGAAGTTGTAAAGGGTGATGTATCGGAAGACTATGGTTCAAACATTCTTACGGACTTCCACTCAACAACAGTCACAGGATTTAGAACCAAAACAGTTCTTGGGGTTGAGAACGAAAACGTCATTGGACTTGTTACGCATGTGTATGCTGGTTCTAAGATTGAAACCGTTACTGGTAACTCGACTGAGACAATATCTGGTAACTTGGATGTAGATGCAGCAAGGATTGATCTAAACTAATGCAAGGTAAGTTTGTTATTTTGAAAGATGGTAAACTTTGTGAGTATGATAATTTTCTAAAGATACCGCAAGTGTTTGAGAATCTTATTGCGTTTGAACCAATCTATCCAGAAGAGCCTCACACGGAAGAGGAACATGATTTGATTGCGACATATAACGATAAACTAAAAGAATTATTAAAGAGAGAGACAAGATAATGCCAGCAGCAACTAGAGTTGGTGACGCAGATGTTCCACATTGTTCTGGAATGGTCAGAGCAGTTGGAAGTCCAAATGTTTTCGTAAACGCTATTCCTTGGTCAAGACAAGGTGATGTAAACACAGGACACCTTCTACCGCCCGCACCATGTCCAGCCCATTCTGCACCTATCGCTTCTGGTTCTTCTACAGTATTTGTAAACACTAAAGGAGCAGGAAGAGTAGGAGATGGTATTAGTGGTTGCACTTCAGTTGCCGCTGGGTCTCCTAATGTATTCGCTGGAGGATAAACATGGAAATTATTTGGCACATACTATTAACAGTATGTTCTGGAAGCACTTGCATTGCACAAGATGTTCAGTGGTTTGAGAAAGAAGAACAATGCAGAACTATGTTGGTTCAGTATGTAGATATACCGGCCGATGGCCATTGGGATACAGTAGAGTATGTCTGTAAGCCTGTAGGAAGTAGGGGAACTTAGAATGTATGAGTATAGATGCACAGTCGTAAAGATTATTGATGGTGATACAGTTGATGTGGACATTGACTTGGGATTTGGTGTATGGTTGAAGAAAGAACGAATTCGTCTTTACGGTATCGACACACCAGAATCACGCACAAGAGATTTAGAAGAAAAGAAGTATGGACTTGCCGCAAA